ATTTCTGCCCTTTTTAGTCTTATATTGTATAAAAAAATCAGGAACATATATTGTTTGTTTACCTGTTAACGGATTTCTATATGGTATTTTTACTGCTTCGCTTGCCCATGCTTGTATTGACGGGTTCTCATCGCAAAATTTACAAAACGCAAATTCCCAACTACTGCGATAAGTTGGCGTTTTACGTCCTACATATTTGTCTGGGTTTTTAGGTTCGAATTTACCTTGTGCAAAACGACTCATGGGTTAACCCATTATGTTTCTTGCTTCTAACGGAGTATTTGTATTAGTTACTCTAAATCCTAATGTACTAATTTTCTGTCTATTAAAATTTAGTACAGTTGCAACAGCAACGCTAAGTTGTAGTTTATCTAATGATTTTAATGTATCTAATAATTCAAATATTTTAACATTATCTAATTTTGCTTGTTGTAAAAGAATAGCGCCAGTAGACTGTGCCGCAGGTCTATCAAAACCTTTTGATTCTAAGAAACCTATTACAGCATCTACTTCATTGCTTGGATATGCTAATTGTTTTTGATAGTAAGTATTGAAATACCTTTTTACATCACTAGCACTTGAGTTTGGTTCTTTTACTGGTAGATTTAATTGTACTTTATCCATTATATTCCTATACCTTTTCTAAAACCCACCTGGGTTTCCACCGTCTCTTGGACCAGTTGGTGCATTTGATGACACTGTACTTGTTTTTGATTTTGTTGCTCCAGATGCTAGTGCATTACTTAATAACGAGCCTCCTCCAACAATAGCCGCCGCTAGTGCCGCAGTTTTTGCTGAGCCTCCTCCGCTACCATTTGGTGTAATAACTCCTGCAACTCCACTTACATCAATTCCTGCTGTTTTTCCGATACTACTAACTACACTGCCTAATAATTCGCCTTTAACACCAGCGGCATTTAATCCGCCTGCATTTTGTAGTGTATTTGCCGCTTTTAATACTGTACCAAAGTTTGCTGTACCCCCAGTGATATCACTTAATACTCCAAAGCCTCCTGCTAGTACTCCGCCTATGCCTAGTAAACTAGATGCACCTCCACCTGCTAGTGAGTTTGGACTTGGTGTTTTATCATAATGTTCTTCAGCAAACCCTTTTGGCCCGCCGTTACCAATTGGACCTCTACTATAATGAACTGTTTCATAATCAATTGTCATTGTACTTTGTACAGGATCACTTACGCTGTTGTCCATGGTGTCGTGTTGCCATCCAGATATAATTGGATTAATTAATTGGAATGATGTGTAATTTTTTCGAGCCATCTGACTAATAGTAATACTATCAAAAAATGGAGCAGTGCTATCATTATCAAAACCGTATCTATATTGTTTGCCGGCCATTCCACTAAAAATATTACCTCTATTATATTCAGGTATTGCTGATCCAGATTCTGGTGCACCAGCTGGCTTTGTAGCGGCATAATTTCCGTCTCTATAATAGTATCTATAGTATGCTTCCCACATTGCTGTAGTAACACCCATATTATCATCATGTAATGTAATTGATACTGGTTGGTAGTCAATACGTTTTTGTATAACTCTTTTTCTATTATACTGATGTTTTACATCAGTTTGAATATTATATGCAGGCAACTGTGCAGATTTAACAAGCATATTAAGCTCATTTAAATGTTTCTCTCTTAATTGAGGAATAACAGCCGCCGCTTGTGCATTAATATTAAATGTAACATGGTAAAGAAACTTTACCTTTGGGCTTAATCTGAAACTGTCGTCTACAAATAGTCTTGCACCATGTGCATAGTCACCAAGATTACCTTTAGGACTTAATGCCCCTGATACAACGTTGTCTAAAAATCCGTTTAAAAAGCTCATACTAATATTTAGCCTTTTGAGTAAAGTGAGTAGATAATTCAGTCATAAAAAAAGGGACATAAATGCCCCTTAATTTAAATTTAATTTTGTTTAGATCGCTCCGCCACCTGTAATAGCAGTATTAATTGTTCTTCCTACTGCTGTACCTATGCCTGTACCTTGTGGTGATTGTATCGCATTATCGTATCTAATTGTTAACGCTACTGTTACAACTTCTGAAGTTGCATAGTTTAGTGTGTTGTAATTAGTACTTTCTAAGTAACAACCGTATAATTCAAATGTCTCTAATACTGTTGCCGCATTTGCTCCGTTACCACCGTCTAAGATTTCAATTCTAGTAACAAACTTATAGTCTGCACCACTTGCCGCACTTGATTGCTCAAAGAAATCAAACTGTTTCTGAAGTTGTTCGCCAACCATTTTTTGTACATTGTTACTAACGTCTTCACGCAAGTTAAGTGTAATTGGTTCCCAAGTATGCTTGCCAGCTAGATAAACTCTGGAGTTGTAAATATCAACCGTCATTTGATCAAAAGCTACGCTAGGTCTTGTTACGTCCATAACTTGTTTTGTTAGCTCTGTTGACGGACTTGATACACCAAAGTTCTCTAAGCTCACTCTAAAGCGATACTGTAGTTTGGGCATTAACAAGCCTTGATTAGATGCACTTGCGTTACTATCTAAAGGTACTGTTAATTTTGAAAGTGTTGAAATTGCCATTATATGCTCCTATTACTTTTATTTATCTGATTATAGTCCACTAATTTCGCCTGTATTTTTCAATCTCAGCGGAATGTAAATAAACTCTACTGCTTTTACAGGTTCAATAGCTATGTCTAAGTATAGTTCATTTCTATCAATTCTGCTTGGAGTATTATTAGACTCATCACATACAACTAGGAAGTCATATAACGCTCTTTGTGATACTAGCTCTAGCATTAAACTATCTGCTTGCGCCTTGATCTCATCACGTGTGATTTTATCGTTAGGCTCAAAGATGTAAGGCTTAGCAAGTTTCTTAAGTTGTGATCTCAAGTAAATTACTAGTCTTGCTACGTTGATTCTGTCTAATGCACTTGCGTTCTTTGCTCTAGTCTTTTGACCAAAGTTAACAAGTCCTGCTCCTGTAAGGAATGTAATTGGGTTAATGTTGTTAGCATAAAGTGTATCACGTTGTCCTTCATTAAGTGCAATTGACTTAAATTCGCCTTCTGCATCAACAAATCCTGCCGCACTTGCATTTGTAATTCCACCACGTCTTGTACCTGCTGGTGCAAACCATGGAAACGATACTTGATCGCTCAATGCTAGTGTTCTTAGAATACCGTGACTTGGTGGAACAACAACGTTGTTACCTGCGTTATCACTTGTAAACAAGCTCGGGTAGAACATACCTAAATATTCATCTCTTGTTACTGCACCATTGTCATTATCTTCAACAGCCAATGCAGTGTTTGAACCCCAATTATTTAATGTAGTTCCATCACTTTGTAATCTTACTGGACTATCACCAACGATAAATGCTGTTAAACCTCTATCATTGTTTAATGCAACCATTTCGCCAATTAATTCTGGATAACTTGGTGCCGCCATTACGTTAAATAATCTTGACTCGTCATCTCTAATATCTTGGTTACTGTTAACCATTGCTTGTAATGCTTGTATAATAACTTTACGCTGTGCTTTACGTCCAAAGCTACCTGAACCATCAACTTGGTTAGCTGATTCAGTTATCCATCTGTGTGGATAGTAAGTTGCCATACTCACATCGCCCATTCTAATATTTTTCTGGGTAACATCTACATGGTTACGTACAAATTTCTTAACGTTAAATCCGCTTCTACGTAAGTTCCAAAGCAACATTCCTTTCGGATATAGTGCAGGATCTGGAGCGTCAGTATCTAAGTGATCACTAACTAACAGTTCTGCAATAGTTCCGCTTGGTGCTAGTGTAGCTGTTCCGCCACTTGTACCATAACGTGCATCAGCAAACAAAATACCATCTTCTGATGTTTGATCGCCTTCGTCTAGTGCTAACCATTTTGCTAAGTCTGAATTATATTTGTGTACTTGTGGATAGTTTTCTAAGTCTGCTGTTGATACCCAAATATCACCTGTTACTAGTGCAGATGAACCATCTTGTTGTGTAGTTGGTTCTGTTGCACTAACAATTGGTCCTAAAGGATCAGCTGAACTATAAACATTCTGGTAACCCATCCATGTAGTACCGTTGTGTACCATAATATCAACTTCGTCAACAATACTGTTGTACCATAATGCACCATCAGTTGTTAATGCTGTTGGAGCATTTGCACTTGCAGTTTGTGTTAGGATCTTCCAGTTTGAAGCGTGGAAGTCATAAGTTGAATCGCCTGTTGGTGCCGCATATAAGTTTGCAGTACCTGCTTTTGTTGTGTAGTTAAATGCCGCAAAGCCAATTGATCCTAATGCACCGTTTGTATCTTTAATGTGGATTTCTCCGCCATCGTTGTGCTGGATAATAACTCTGTTACTTGCGTCTACGCTTGCAACAATATTAACAAAGCCTGCCGCATTAATTGCATTTGCAATAGTGTCTGCGTCTGCCGCTGAACCTGCCGCTGTTATGCTTAATGCTTTGCCGCCTGACATAGCCGCTTGTCCAACAATACTCTCTGACATTTGAAAACCATATGACTGAGCTCCTGTCAACTGTGTTGCTACTGCACTTGAAGTAATTGAAGTTGCAGTTGAACTGTTTCTTGCAAAAATTGTAAAATCAAATTCTTCATTTTCTGCTTCAGTTGTGTGTGCTTGTACATATAACTGTCCTAATGCAAGTCCAAGTCCACCAGTTGTTTTATCTAAATTAAAGATAGCCGCTTGGTGTGTCTTGTAAACAGGAGCTGGTTTGTCTTCCCATAATTTAGTAGTACTATTGAATGCTTTAACTTTCATTTGTACACCTAAATTAGCGTCAGTTATTTTAAACCAAACACTACCTGTAGGTCTTGTTTTTGTATCAGCTGTTTTAAATCCTGGAACTGCTGTGTGTGGAGCAATTTCAAATGCTGGTGAATAGTAAGTACCTGCTGTTAAACCTAAGTCTGCTAACAATGTACCTGAAGCACCTGCTGAAATAGCAATCGCACCGTCATCATCTGTTGAACCGTCAGTTGTATTTGTACCGTCACCAAAGATGTTTAATTTTCCGTCTACAACACTTGCACTTACACCTGTAATACCTGCGCCTGTAATATCAGCCGCATACTGTGTAATTGTTGTTCCTGTTGCCGCTAAAGTTGTTCCGTTAATTACAATAGTTTGTCCTAGTGTATGAGTACCTGTTGCAGTACCTGTTACAGTTGGCCAACTCTTAACCCAATCAGCTGTTCCTACTTTAACCCATGCACCTGAAGTATTTTTGTAGTACACTTTGTTAGTAGTAGTTGTTGTTACTACTGCATAGTCGCCTACTGCACCTACTGCACCTTTTGGAGCGCCTGTGTTAGTTTCGCCAACTAGATTAACTTTATTTGTAATAACTAATGGAGTTTTATTAGTGAATGACTGTCCACCAGTAACAGTTACGGCATTGCCGTTCCACTCAAATATTCCGTATTTTGTTAATGCTGTGTCAAACCAATATGTTCCGTTTGCTGGATTTGCCGCTGGTGCACTTGCACTTGGGCTTAGTTCGTCTAGATCAACATCTGCTCTTACAACAAATGCTCTGTTGCTAACACCCAAATATGAATATGCCGCTTGTAAACCGTATTCGTTTAGTTCGCCGCCATTTACTGGATTGTTACTAGCATCTGTTTGGAAGTATGGATCTCCGAACGTGTCTGATAAATCTCTTTGTGATGTAATTAAAAATGGTACTCCGGCATTTGCCTTTGTAGTACCTCTTGCTGTACCTGTTCCTGCCGCGTTTTGTTTATCTTGCTTTGAAGCAACAAAAAGCATTGGAGTAGTACCTGGTTCTGCTGGTGTGTAAAAACTCTCGTCAATTACGCTAACTTGTACACCTGGTGATATTAAAGCCATTTAAGTTCTCCTGTTATAACAACTGTTAAAAGTATTTATATGATTTCTTCAAAAACATATATCAAAACCCCCATAAAAAGGTACCACAAAGGGTAGGTAAATACAATATGAGACCTTTATGCGAGTGCGGATATAGACCTGCGGCAATAAACTACAAAAAGGATGGTAAAACATTCTATCGTAGGCAATGTGATACTTGTTTGCATCACAATAAAAAAATGTGGGGTATACCTAAATGGCATCGTGCTGGTTATAGACAGTTAGATACTTGTGAAAAATGTAACTACCATAGTAAGCATAAAGAGCAGTTTAATGTATATCATATAGACGGTGATCTAAATAATACATTGCGTAGTAACTTAAAAACTATCTGTGCGAACTGTCAACGGTTGATGCAGAAGCAAGGCGCAAAGTGGAAACAAGGCGACCTTTTACCTGACTTTTAAGATCTGCAATAGTTCCTTCATTGTATATATTGTGTTCAAATGATGCTTTTGCCCAACGCCATTCACTTGGGTGTACATCAGTTGGTTCAATGCCTAAGTCTTGATATTGTCTAAACCATACAGGATCAGGTCCACGTTTGACACACCAAACTTTTCCGCCCATATCTTTAATAACTTCTACTTCGTTTTCAAAGCGTACATCAGGAATAACAAAGTTCTTATTAGGATTATCAACAATAGTTTTCTTAACAAAACTTACCCAAACACCATCATAGAATCCGTTACGCATACAGTCAGTACCAAACTCCTGTAATACTAATCTTGGAGTTACACTACGTCCTGTTTCTTTTGTCCAAAATGTATCTTCTTGCTCACGCCAATAACGACTGTCCGGAGTTTCACCTTCAAGCATATCACGTGGCCAATCAAACATTAAAGATACTGCATCTTTAAGTTTGTCTGCAAAACTAATCTTTTCAAAGTTGTGATCGTCAACTAAAATATCTGCTACTGTGCCTTTACCGCAACTGATGAGTCCACAAATTCCAATAATCATAATGAATCCTTAATTTATAATGTATATTATACGTTATAATTTAGCAGATGTCAAGTATTATTTTAACCGATTGTGAAGCCGTAACCTACGCCGCCAGCTACTGCTAGTGCTAGATCTTGTTCAAGTTTTTCCATTTCAGCTTGTGCTTCAGCTTTTAGGGCATCACCGTTCAAAGATGTGCCTCCTTGTGGGCCTGCAACTGTAGCAAATTTACTACGTGCTTCGCCTAGCATATACTTACACTTTGCAAGTGTATAGTCTTTGATCCATTGTACAGCCATATAGTCATCCAATAGTTCAAAGTCTGGTCTATAGTTGTAACATTCTAGTAATAGTTCTTCTTCTGCACGGGCACGTTGTAGGATTGTAAGTTTCTTACTTGATCTATTCCATTTAAATTCAATAAATGATCCAAACATTCTACCTACTAATTCTTGATATCCTGCAAATGCATTATAAGTTGCTAGTCCACCCATGTTACTACTTGCTAAAAGATATGTATTTGTATATGCCATATTAAATGGTTCAAACAATGTGCCGCCATCACCGCCGCCGGTGCGTGATCCAATTGAACGTCTAAAGATTTGTCTAACTTCCATTACTTCGGTCGGTAGTATATAATCATTTTGATCAATTACTGTAGGCAAAAAGACGTATGATTCTTCAACACTATTTTCGCTACGCTGTCTAAATTTAGTAAACGCTGTGTTAAGGGCACTTTCATAATGCTCTGGATCGAGTTCAACATCGATCATTCCACCGCCGAGACTCAGTTCTACGTATTTGAAAACTTCTTGTTTTTTTGTATTAATGTTTGTTGACATGCATCTTCTCCGTACAATGTATTTATGCGTTACGATAAATACTATTGTTATGCCGAGACTTAGTTTATACAAACCCGAAAGAGGGAAAGATTACACATTCATAGATAAGACTATAACAGAAATGTTTACCGTCGGAGGTACCGACGTCTTTGTACACAAGTATTTAGGCCCTAAGAATCCAGATGAAGCAAGTTCTACGGCTGATCAGCCGCAGTATGATGCTGTCAAAGAGACTAATATACAAGACATGCTGTTTATGGAAAACAGAGATCGTAAATACGATCCTGATATTTACACAATGCGTGGTATATATAGTGTTTCAGATGTAGATTTTGATATGAGCCAATTTGGTTTGTTCCTACAAAATGATATTATTTTTATGACTATACCAATCAATTATAGCGTAAAAACACTAGGACGTAAAATTATGTCTGGTGATGTTATTGAACTTCCACA